GCACCGCACGGTGTACAACTTGTACAAGAAGACGCCTAAAACCCGTCACGCCCACATGGACAAAATACTGGGAGCAAAAGAGGCTGTGGTGGTGGTCAATTTTGAGATTTGGCGCAGGGATAAGGATTTGTTGGCGAAGCTTGTCGGTTGGCAGATTGACAGCATCATCGTGGATGAGGCGCACAATTTGAAGAACACGGCGACGTCTAATTTCCGGAATGTGGAGACGATTATCAAAGCTGATAATGAGTGTCCGAAGTGTGGTGATTTTATTGCTGGTTTGTATGACCCGAAGTATAAGCCTCGGTTGGTGCCTCGTTTGTGTCCTTCGTGTGGTTGGCGCAAGGGTGACAACACTGGTGAGGTTTACGATTACCAGTTGGATGAGTGGTTGTCTACAAAGAGCGTGAAGAACTTGTGTTTTACGACAGGTACACCGATTCTGAACTCGCCTTTGGATATTTATTCGTTGTTGCATTTGTGTGACCCGCTTTTATTTGCTCGCAAGTCGCAATTTATCCAGTCTTTTTGTATTACGAATTACCACTCGGGCAAAGTCGAATTTCGTGATGGTCAGTTGAACAACTTGAAACCGTTGATTGCTGGCAGGTTTTTGGCTCGTGACCGTGAGGATGCTGGCATCGTGTTGCCTGCACAACGCAAGCATATTGTGCGTGTCGACATCGACCCGGAGTCGTACAAGAAGCAGTACAAGATTATTCGCCAACTGTCGGAGCGTGCATCCATCATGTTGGAGAGCGGTGAAGGTATGACAATTATGCATTTGATTGCGTTGATTACTCGCAAGCGCCAAGCAAACGTGTGGCCTGCTGGCATTGAGCTAAAAGATGTTGACGGTAACGTTGTGTTTTCTGTCGGCTCTGAGGTGCAAGAGTCAGCGAAGATGGATGCTGTTGTGGAGCAGGCTGTTGCACTGCATGGGCAAGGTCACCGCCAGGTTGTGTTTAGCCAGTTCAGTACAGCTTTAGAGGCTTTACAGGATAGATTGCAGGAACAAGGATTGAGTGTGGCACTTTTGACAGGTGCAACACCTAAAAAATTACGACAGGAAATCAAAGATAACTTTTATCTAGCTAAGGGTGAGGAGCCAAGATGGGACATCGTGTTATGCAATTACAAAACTGGTGGGACGGGGCTGAACCTGACGTCTGCAACTGTTACGCACATACTCGACGAAGAATGGAATCCAGGCAAGAGGGACCAGGCTTACGCGAGGACAGACCGCATTGGTCAGGAGCGAGAGAACGACGTGTACATTTACAGGGTGCCAGCGAGCATCGACACGTGGATGAGCAACACAATCAACCGTAAAGAGCAGATGGTGTCGGCGTTCAACGATACAATGACTGACGAGATGACGGCGGAGAGTTTGAGTGAGGCAATGAAGAGTGGTGAGATATTGTGACGTTTGATTCAGATAAGTACGAAGAAGCGTGGCTAAGTTTGCATTTGAGATTGTACGAGCCTCACCAGGACGAGCCCGTAATTCTCGAAGTTGAGCGGGGTGTCGGCAGACCTATGGCTGAACCCAGCGAAGTCAAGGACATTACGTCGACAGGTCGCAAGCGAGCTGCAATGATGTACCCAATTTTCAAGGACATGAAGTGTGAGTGGGCGGGACTCAAGTATGCGGGAGGTGGCGTTGAGCCAATCATCGGTTGTCATGGCAACATTATTCAACCAACTAAAGGCCCCGACAAGGGTGACCGTCACCATGGGCCTGACAAGAACGTCATCAACAATGCGCCCCACAACGTACACCGTATTTGTTCTACATGTCACAACAGATGGCACGCCCTGAACAACAAATATTACGGTAAGAGACCGCCAGCTGACGAGCCGTTTGTCCCGCTGGAGGAGTACAAAGAGCACGATGCTGAGACAAAAGCTACAACTGAAGAGATAAATGAAAATGAGAAATGGTGGGCGACACGCCGTAAATTGACAAAGGATGTTTCGCTCGATTAGTGTTACGCTAGTAACAGGACGGAGATGATAATGCAACTGTGGATTGATTTAGAAACTACCGGATTGAGCCCTGACAGCGATGAGATTATTGAGGTTGGCTGGTTCATTGCGGACAACTGGGAATGGGTTACCCAGCCCCAGTCAGCTATTGTCACGCCCAGTAAAACAACCTGGGAGCTGATGAAGCAGGACTTGTTTGTGCAGTCAATGCACACACAAAACGGATTGATTGATGAGATGATGCAGGGCGACACGTTGATGATTGAAGACATTGAAGACCAAATTCTTGACGACCTTCGTCCTCTCATGGCGTTACAGCCAGACGAGCCAGTGATTCTTGCTGGCTCCAGTGTTCACTTTGACCGTGGCTTTATTCACGAATACATGCCACGCCTCGACAAGGTGCTGATGCATCGCCACTTCGACGTCAGTGTGTTGCGCATGTTCTTCGACGACATGGGTTACTTTAGTTTCAAACTTGAAGGCGATTCGTTGCACAGGGCAGAAGAAGATGTCCGAGCCAGCTACTCCCAGGCACGCAACTACGTTGAACTAATCAACGAACTGTCGGAGGCTGACTAACAATGCCAAGCGTAAGCCACTCAGAAGTCGACAGCTATTTGCTGTGCCGACGCAAACACTATTACGGTTACGGGCTTAGCCTTGAGCGCATTACTCAAAGCAATTCGCTTGCCACAGGTACAGCTGGGCACGCCGTACTAGAAACTTTTTACCGATATTTGCTCGACCTTGACGACAGTGCCGAAGGTCAGCTCAAAAACTTCGAGGCGGGTGTTGCTGCTGCTCGTGATGCATATGAGGAAATAGTCAGGGAAGGCTATGAAGATGCAGCCAATCGAGCCCGCCTCGAAGACACTTTGTTTCACCCAGAGTACGGTTACTTCGCTAACGAATTTATGGTGCGTAAAGGCTGGCAAATACTTGCTGTCGAAAAAGAGTTCAACCTTTTGTACGACGAAGAGAACCAGTCAAGCTACCCATTTGTTGTGGACATGATTGTCAAAGACCTCGAAGGCAGAATTGTGGTCATTGACCACAAGTTTGTGTACGACTTTTACACACCAGAACAAACAGACTTGCAACCACAAATCCCCAAATACATTGGTGCGTTGCGAGCGCTGGAGTACGACGTAGCTTATGGTGCCTACAACATGTTGCGGACACGCAAAGTCAAGACACCTACAGCTGACGGCAACAACTACTTTATGATTCTCAAGCCCAACGCAGAGCGTGTATTGAATACTTTTATGGAACAGCTTGGTGTTGCAGCTGAGATACAAGCACTCAAAGAACTTAGCCTTGATGACCAGAACAAGCGGGCTTACCGCACAGCAAACAAAATGGTGTGCCAATCCTGTTCGTTCCGTGACATCTGCTCAACAGAATTAGTCGGTGGCAACGTCGAACTAATGAAGAAAACTGAATACAAGATACGTGAACGGCGAGAGTTCGCTCCCGCCACGATTGAAGGAACTAACAATGAATAATCGCCTTGATGAAATCCTTGGGCGCATGACTGACCTTGGGTCGGAAAAAGTCAGCAAGAACCTGATGGCAATGCTCTATGGCAAGCCTGGTACTGGCAAGACCGTCCTGTCCGTTGCGCTCGCACAACAAATAATCAAACCCAAGCAGAAGGTACTGTACATCGACACAAAGGAAGGTTGGGTATCTCTTGAGAACCACCCCAAGCTTCTCAAGAATGTCGTACGTGCTGAGTACAATTCATTCTCTGACTTTGCTGTTATCGCTAACGCGATTGCAAACAAAGACAAAGGCTTGGACAAAGTAGGAGCTGTCGTTATTGACGAGTTCTCCACTGCTGCAGACATGTTGCTTGACGACCTGTTTCGACAGGACGTAGGCGCACGAGCAGACGAGATTCCGACAGACGCACTAGATGCCAGGCTGTACAAACCTCTTGGTGATGCGTGCCGTAAAGCTGTCGAAATGTTCCAAAACCTTGCAGGTGTCCACGTCATTCTTGTCGCTCACGAGCGCGAGACTGTTGACCACCGCAAAGTCAAGGTAATCAAGCCAGGCTTCACACCCAAAAACAATGACGGGTTGCAGAAGCTGATGCACGTTACCGCACACGTCACCAACGAAATTAAGGGAGCTGGTAAAAACATCAGCTACGAGCGTCTCGTACAGTCTCACCCGTCAGCCTTGGTTGACGCCAAGTCACGTATTGGTGGCTTGCCCCTAACTTCCACACCCGAGGACTTCATCGCAGTCATTAATGACTGGCTTGGAGACAACACCAAAGGCGTGGTAGCAGAGGACAAAACATTGGCCTCTGATGAACTGCCAGATGAAGGCGTGCCCGTCTCTGAAGAATACATCGAAGACGACGAGCCCGTTTACGCTGGCGAATAACTGATAACACTGAAAGGCAAAAACAATGGCATTACTTGAAGACTATGGCATTGACACCTCTGACATTGAGGCACCGTCATACGACCTCGAAGACGGCATTTACGAATTCGAGGTTGGCGACGTCTACGTGAAGCAGGGAAGTCAGGCATACCCTGACCGCTCCTGGGTCATTATGGAGTACCTCGTCGGAGACACCGGAATCAAAAAGAGTGAACTCTTTGAACTTCCGCAAGACCCAGAGAACATCACGGACCGTGAAAGGACGAAGCTAGGCTACTATGTGGCACGGCTTATGGACCTTGGTGTCGAACGCGATGAGGTCAACAACGTTGACCGTGACGACCTCATTGGTTTGCGCGGAACACTCCAGCTTTACAGCTCTGCTGGTAAGGGCAAGAACGCTGGTAAGATGTACCAAAACATCAAGAATGTAAAGGTTGGTAAGTCTTCTGAGGCTCCCCAGCCAGCCCAGAAGAAAGCCCGTGCGACAGCTGCCGACAACCCCTTCGCCTAGCAGCTGACGGGCCCGGTGGCCCTGGATTCCTCACTTGTCCAGGGCCACCAATCTCTAAGGACGAATATGGATGCGACGACAGAACTAACAGAGTTTTACAACTACATCTGGGGAGAAGACCCAGTACAAGACGGACCCACATATGTGTACATACCTGTCGAACACGAAGGTAAGTGGACGCCGTACATGTTTGCGTGGCCTCGCCAACGCAGCGGTGTAATCAAACACACTTTAAAATGGTCGGCAGTCAAAGCCAACGTGTTCTACTCACCTGCGCTATACAAAGCAGCCAAGCCAATCAAAGAAAACGTGCTAGGCAGCAACGTGTTGTGGGTTGACTTCGACGGTAACGCGCCAACGGAATGGCCTGACGAAGAGCCAGACGTAGTGTACATTCCACCACCGACATTGGTAGTGCAGTCATCAATTGAAGGGCACGAGCACTGCTACTGGAAACTGGACAAGTTTCTGGACAACATCGAAACATTAGAAGACCGAAACAGAGCGATTGCGTATTTGATGCACGCGGATA